AACCATAATGGACTTAGATGACGAGCTGCGGGTTATCTCTATTTTATACCTTTTTACTATACCTTATGTGATTAACATAAGCCACTAATATATTTCTATAATAGTTTAGTAGTATAAACCTAATAAGACGTCTCCGCAATTTGGACGTGTCGCATATTTGTTTTTTTGCTTTTACACCATCGGTCATGACCTTGGTAACTGTTACTTTGTGACTGATATCACGCCGACAAGTCGGCGTTTTAATAGTCCAAAGGTGTAAAAGCAAAAAGCTAATATACTAGCCATTCTTTTGAAATGACTACGGCAAACAATTCACCGTTCATAAATAATAAACGCATCATTTTATCACGAGCCCAACTGTTATCATAAAGACAATCGTCTAAAATAACAAATGTGCGTGGATCAATTGTAGTGCGTTTAAATTGTTCCATTTCTTTTTTAATTTGTTTTAATACACCACGCTGACGTTTCAATATATTTTCAATAATTGCAGTATTATATTCGTTATGTATAAACAATTTTGGAACTAATTTGCCATAAAATCCGTTTCCTTCTTCTGTTCCAGATATTACTGTTCCAATTGGAATATCTTGATGATAATATAATAAATCTCTTACTAAAAATGATTTACCTGTATCACGACGTCCTATTAAAACACATACTGGACCTTTAGCTTCATTTGGCTTAAAACTAATACTTTTCATATCAAACCGCTTTAACTCTAAATTCATAATTAATTATACTATACATAAACAATTAATTTTATAAACGAATTAATTCTATTTTCTTAATTGATATATTAAGGATTTAAGAAAATAATAAGTTAAATATATCTTTTATTTATATTTTTATTAGCTAATGAGTATTTCCGTAAATTATCAAAAACGAAAGAATACCAACCTTTTTAACAAGTTTCAAACTAACAAAAATATCAACTTATCTCAAGTACAAAATTATATTCCTATATACACTCGATTTTTCTTATTGAATAATACAAATTGGAATTCTATAAACTTAAATCATAAATGGGCTATTTCTGATATTAAAGAATCTAAATCTAAGGATGATATGGAAAATGTATTTACATGTAAACTTAAAAATATTTCTGATGATAGCGATGATTTTACCGTTACACAAAAAGTATTTATTAAAATGGCACCATTATTAGATCCTTTTAAATTTATTGTTGGAAAATATAATCACACTGATCCACAATTATTTAATTTGCCATCTATTGATTCATCTGTTAAAGTTCATCCAAAAATAGCTGAAATAAATAATTCTTCATTTGTTGACGGATTCTTTTCATTTTTAACTAGTCAGGTTTTAAATGAACATCATTTTATTCACGGGGTTGATTATTACGGATCATTTTTAGCAATTAAAAATGAATATAAAGTTAATATAATTGATGATTTAGATTATTTAATACAATCTGATTTTTTTAATAGTCAAAAAAATATTTTATTTAAAGTAGAGGATTATTCTCATTTAATCACACCAAATGAAATTAAACCATTACAACCATTAAAAATATCAGGTAGTTTAAAATCAAATTTATCTATTAAATCATTAGATGATTCTATGTTTGAAAATATTTTTGAAGAAAGTATTTCATTAAATGATGTAAAAAATATTGGAATTGATTTGGTTGATATTACAAATTCAGATGAATTTAATATTCTTAATCAAAAAAAATCTAAAAGTTTAAAATCGGGTTCATCATGTTCTTCTAGAACATCTCATACAAATGAAAATGAAATGAATAATGAGAATGATGATAATGATAATAATAACGATAACGATAATGATACAAAAGAAGGATTCGTATCTCCTATTCATTCGGATTCTGAAGAATGGGAGGATGATGATGAAACAAGCTATAATTCAGTTGAAGAAGAAATATTAAATTTAACATTTCCGCAATTTCCTGTTCAAATTATTTGTATGGAATATTGTGAAAATACGTTTGATAATTTAATAATTAGCGGATCTATGAGTGATGACGAATGGTTTTCAGCATTAATGCAAATTATTATGACACTTATTACATATCAAAAAATGTTTTCATTTACACATAATGATTTACATACAAACAATATTATGTACATACCAACTAACAAAAAGTTTTTATATTACACATATAAGAAAAAAACTTACAAAGTCCCTACTTTTGGTAAAATATTTAAAATTATTGATTTTGGTCGAGCTATATATAAATTTAATGGCAAATTATTTTGTAGCGATAGTTTTCAACCTGGAGGTGACGCAGCTACACAATATAATACAGAACCATATTATAATGATAAGAAACCACGTTTAGAACCAAATTTTAGTTTTGATTTATGTCGTTTAGCGTGTTCTATATTTGATTATATTGTGGAAGATTTTGAATCTATTAAAAACTTAACAGATTGTAGTCCAATAGTCAAATTAATTGTTGAATGGTGTATAGATGATAATGGTATTAATGTATTATACAAAAACAATGGAATTGAAAGATATCCTGATTTTAAATTATATAAAATGATTTCTCGATGTGTACATAAACATACTCCACATTCACAATTGGAACGAAAAGAATTTAACAAATTTATTATTTCTAATAAATCTATACCTAAAAATGAACAAATTATGGATATAGATGAAATGCCAATATACGTGTAAAATAAATAAAAATATTATATTGCTATATTTTATAATAATATAATATGGCAGATTACGGATTTATTATTACAAGACATGTTAATTCAGAACAAACTAACAAATATTGGAATCAAAATGTTAAACTTATTAGAACATTTTATCCATTGAAACAAATTATTATTATTGATGATAATAGTAATCAACAATTTGTTAAAGCAGATTATGCATACAATAATATAACTGTCATAGAATCAGAATATCCTGGTAGAGGCGAGTTACTTCCATATATTTATTATTTAAAACATCAATGGTTTTCTAAAGCAATTATTATTCATGATAGTTTATTTATTCATAAAAGAATTCCATTCGAAAAATTTAGTATGCCTGTATTGCCTCTATGGCATCATTCGTATGATAAAGAAAACATAAATAATTTATTAAGAATTGCTTCACATTTAAAAAATAATTATCAGCTTATTCAAAAACTTAATGGTAGTATTGTTCTTGGATTAAATAATGATAAATTTAATTTATGTTTTGGATGTCAATCATTTATTCATCTTGATTTTTTAAAAAAAATACAAAATAAATACAATATTTTTTCATTAGTTAATGCGATACATAATAGAACAGATAGATGTTCGTTTGAACGCATTATTGGATTATTATTTTGTGAAGAATATCCGCAACTAAAAAAACTTAATTCATTGTTTGGAGATATATTCAAAAATAATAAAGCATTTCAATATAATTATGAACAATATACAATAGATTTAAAGCATAATAAACTTAGACATCCATTTGTTAAAGTATGGACTGGACGTTAAAATGGCGGATTATCTGTAAATGCTAATGGTTCTAATGGTATAACAGTTTCATTTATTACTGGATTTAATTGTTCAACAATAAAATTACCTGTTACAACACTAACATAAACTAACAAAGAATCTCGAATTAGTAATTTTAATGGCTTTGGTTCTTCATCTATATATCGCATTTCCAAAAATTTAGCAATAAAAAAAATAACAGATATAATTCCTGCAACTAAAAATATATTATCCATATTACAATATATTTTTACAATTCTTATTAATTATTAACGCAACATTATCCACCTTTAAAAAGGTGGAAGGTTTAATGCTTCAACTAAAAACCAACTGTTTAGTTTGGCTCCACCTTTTTAAAAGGTGGAAAATTTATGCTAAAATTTCTATATCATCTAACAAAAAATCGTTATTTAATTTTACTTCTGGCGGGTTTATAACATGTACATCAAGATCATCTAAAGATACTTCCTCATTTGATATTTTTAATTTTTCATCATCCTCTTCTTCCTCTTCCATCTTTCGTTGCATATTTCTTAATGTGCTAATTTCTTCTAATCTTTCAATCGTTTTTGGCGCATTTATTTCTTCTTCCTTACCATTTTTACCAATTGCTTTATCAACATCGCTAAATTTTAGAGTTACATTATCGTCTTTATCATTTTTACTTTCTATACCTTCTAAAATAGCTACACTTTCCTTTTTCTCTGGTTTTTCAATTACTTGTTCTTTAATTTCTTCAACTACATCTTCTTCAACTGTTTCATCCATATATGCTTTCAAAATACTTTCAACCGGTATACTATCTCTTACCGCATTTAATACACATTCTTGAACTATAATTTCCAATTCTCTATTATGTTTTTGAATTTGTAATGCGGATGTATGTAATTCAAATAAATATACATTTTTATATATTTTTCTAGCTACATATACATATACTTTATGAATAAAATCATCTAATTTTGGTATATTAATATCTATTTTTTTTTGTTTTTGTCCAACACGCATTGCTGTTAGTAATTTTAACTGAATAATATGAATACACGTGACTAATTCTTCTAAATAAGAGCAACCACTTTTTTCAATAATTCGTTTTCTTTCCGTTTCAATAATATTTGCGTTCCATTTTGGGACTCTACTAATAAAATTCTGAAATGTCATTAAATATTTATCAGTTTCTCCGTTTTCTTTACATAATTTATATGACTCATCAAATATTGATTTAAAACCTTCAATTATAAGTGGCGTTAAAATAGTTAATAAACGAGCACCCCATTCGTTTTTTGATTCGTGTAATGAACTAACATTAAAATCATCCATAATGTAAATATTTGATGTTATAATTTTAATATTTAAACTTATTTCTAAAATTGATCAAATAAATATTGTAAAATAATATATATTTAAAAACAATTTAAAGAAACTATCCGGCTTTAAATTTAAAATAATATATATTTAAAAACAATTTAAAGAAACTATCCGGCTTTACATAAATGATATATTTTCTAAAACAAATGCGTTATCCAAAAACGTAAAATTTATTATAAACAATAATAATATCTTTTCATTCCTTATTTCTTTTCTTACCTTATTAAAAGCAATCAATAATTCATACCGTTTTTCTTCATCTAACATAAATACATCTTCCTCTAATAAATGTATTATATCTATTGCTGAATATGCCTTTTCATATAGTTTTATTATAAATTGTTCTAATTCTAATTCAGACATATTTGGTTTTATATTTTTTTGTAACTCCTTTTTTAACCAATCCAATCTCTGATGTTTTATATCCGATAATTTAAATATTTCTTCCAAATTATGCTTATATAAATTTATCTGTTTATCTTTGTATATTGGATCTGATATATATATTTCACAAAAACGCGACAATATTGGTCTCAATAATTTATATTTATCTTCCACTATTATAAAAAAACGTGTATTATGACTAAATAATTCTATACATCGTCGTAATGCTGATTGCGCATCCATTGTTAGTTTATCACCAT